AAGCAGAAAAAGAACACGAACATAGTCAATATTTAACAGAAGTACCTAGTGGATATGCTACTGAAACTTATGTAAAAAATGAAATAGCTAATGCTCAACTTGGTGGAGATAATACAGAAATTGATTTAAGTGGTTATGCAACTAAAGATGATTTAACTACTAAATCAGATGTTGGACATACTCACGAAGAATATTTAACTGAACATCAAAATATAGACCACAAATTAGATAAAGAAGAAGGTAAATCTTTAGTATTAGATACTGAAATAGAAAGATTAGCTACATTAAAAAATTATGATGATACAGAAGTAAGAGGATTAATAGAAGGTAAAGCTAATGAAGTACACGAACACGAACAATATTTAACAGAGCATCAATCACTAGAAGGGTATGCTAAAACAACTGATATACCTTCTATTGAAGGACTAGCTACTGAAACATTTGTAACTAATGCAATATCTAATATACCTAAAGAAGATTTAACTGATTATGCTTTAAAAACTGATATACCTACTAAAACTTCTGAATTAACTAATGATAGTGGTTTCTTAACTAACCACCAACCACTAGATGAATATGCTAAAAAAGAAGATTTATTTAGTGGAGATTATAATGATTTAACAAATAAACCAACTATACCTTCATTAGAAGGATATGCTACTGAACAATATGTAGCTAATGCAATATCCAATGCACAATTAGGTGGAGAAGAAGTAGATTTAAGTGAATATGCTTTAAAAACTGATTTAAATGGATATGCACTTAAAAATCACGAACACGAAGAATATTTAACAGAAATTCCTAGTGATTATGCTTTAAAAACTGATATACCTTCAATAGAAGGACTAGCTAGTGAAGGTTATGTAGACAATGCAATAGCCAATGCACCTAAAGAAGATTTAAGTGGATATGCTTTAAAAACTGATTTAGATGAATATGCTAAAAAAGAAGATTTAACAACTGTTATAAAAGATGGAAGTAGAATAATTTTAACAACAAATAAATATCAATATGTAGATATGAGTAATGCAATAACACCATCAATATATTTACCTACTGTAACTACTTTTACAGAAATTCATTTATTCTTTATTGCTAAAGAAACTACAATAAATATATATTCAGATGGTGTTATTAAATACCAAGATGAACTAACTTATGAAACAGGAAATACATATGAATTTATAGCTACTTATGTACCACCAATGAACTGTTGGCTAGTTGGTAGAGTAGAATACAAATAAGGTGATATTATGAAGAAATTATTAATGAATAATGTTAAAAAAATAATAACTTATAATATAACGTATGATTTAACAGAAGTATCTTTAGATAATACACAAGAAACTATAATAGAAAATCAAAGTTATACTGCTATTGTAACACCAACAGAAAATTATGAAGTAACTAATATATCAATATTAATGAATAATGAAGATGTAACAGAAACAGTATTTGATACTGTTACTAATACTATTAATATACCTAGTGTAGTAGGAAATATAGCTATTACAATAGTAGCAGAAGAAGTAATAATGGAAGAAACTAAAGAAAGTGTAAGAGCAAAATTAGTTAAATTAACAAGTGAAGGTTTTGTAAGTAATTGGGAGGTTAATGCTTGTAGTAATAGCAAATATAGTAATATACCAATGATAATGGTAATGGAAAGTACGACAGAATGTTATAAGATTGAAAGTAACTATATAGCAATTATACAAGCAAGTGGAAACACTATATGGTCATATGCTACTCCATTAGGTAGTTATCAAGGTACTACTACAACAAGAGAGGCTATTGAAACATTAATGTATTACCACAATAATTACTTATACATATTTAGTGATTATCTAAATGATACATATAATACATATGTATTTGATGTAAAATCTGCGACTTCTTATTCTTCAAGTTATAATAGAAAAATTACATTTCCAAATAGTGCATTAAGAGGGGACACTAGTAGTACAGTAATAACTGATTGGGGAGATGGAACTAGAAATACTTCATTAAACCATACTTATTCATCAGACGGAGTTTATATAGTTAAAACTAAACATTGTCCTTGTGCAAGTGGTTCGCCTTCTAGTTCATCTAATATTAGACAATATCTTCAAGAAGTAAAATCACTTAATAAAAATATAACTAGTTTGGACGATATGTTTAATAGTTGTAGTTTAGCATTTACAACATTTGATGTTGCTAATTTTGATGGAAGTAATGTAACTACTATGGAAGAAATGTTCTATTATTGTCCATTATTAACAACAATTAATATGTCTAATTGGAATACTAGTAATGTAACCACTATGAAAAATATGTTCTGTAAATGTGGTAAATTAACTCAATTAGATGTAAGTGGTTGGGATACTAGTAATGTAACTAATATGTATGGTATTTTCCAACAATGTAGTTTAACATCATTAGATTTAAGTAGTTGGGATATGTCTAATGTAACTAATGTAACTTATATGTTTAAAGATTATAAAGCATTAACAGATTTTAAAGCACCACAAAATATTAGTATATCAATTGATTTTAGTCCTTGTACTAACCTAACACACGACTCACTAATGTCAATAATAAATAACCTAGCAACAGTAACAAATAAGAAAGTTTTAACACTAGGAAGTACTAATAAAGCTAAATTAACAAGTGATGAAATAGCAATAGCTACTAATAAAGGTTGGACAGTTAGCTAATTAAGAGAGTAGATACCCTACTCTCTTTTTATATACATTTTTTAGAAAGGAGCAATAACAATGAAAGAATTTTTTAATAACCCAAAATTTAAAAATCCTTACTTTTGGTTATCAGTAATAGCATTAATATTTAGTGCTAGTGGAATAGAATTTGAAACACTTACATCTTGGAGTTTATTAGGTCAAGCATTACTAGGAATATTAAATAATCCTGTGTCAATTGTTGCTATTATTACTGCTTTTCTTGGTATATACAACGATAACAGTACAAAAGGTTTAGACAAACCTACTGTAAAAAAGAGTAGTGATGAATAGTGGATAACGAAAAAATACAAGATTTATTACTACAATTAATAAAAGATATGTCATATGTGAAAGCAAAGCTAGATGCAATTGATGAACAAAAGTTCAATTCAAGAATCGACACATTAGAGGCTCAAAATAGAGAACACGATAGAATTATAAAATCTCTTGAACATAGAAATGATGAAATGGAGAAATTTGTAAGAAATAATATGCAAGATAGTAAAAAACAAATGGTATCAGTTTATATTTCACTAGGTATGGCAGTATTTAGTGCTATTGTATCATTTATTTTTAATATGCTTTAATCAAGAAAGAAGGAGAAGAAGAAGATGAAAGACTATAAATTAACAGAAACTAGAATAGGTGATGCTACTGTAATAGTGGACATACTACCAAAAGGTAGATGTATACCTAATGTTAAAATGACACCTACTACCATTACGGTACATAACACAGGCAATATAAATGCTAGTGCTAAGAACAATCATCAATATCAAAAGAATAATAATAAAACTAAAATTGGAGCAGTAGCTAGTTGGCATTTCACTTGTGGTTGGGACTACATTTATCAAGCACAAAGTACTAATTATAAATGTTATCACACAGGAACTACTAATGGAAATAATACATCAATAGGTATAGAAATATGTCAATACACAGATAAAAATAAACAACTACAAGCATATAAAAATGCTATTGAACTAATAAAAATATTAATGGATTACCACAATTTTAATATTAATCAAGTTAAAAGACACTATGATTGGAGTAAGAAAAATTGTCCTCAATGGTTAATAGAAGGTAAATATGGTTACAATTGGAATTGGTTTAAAGAACAAATAGTCAAAGAAGAAAAAGAAGAATTTGAGTTTAAGCCATATGTAGTTAGAATACTAGTAGATGAACTGAACGTAAGAAAAGGTGCTAGTACATCTTATGATGTTGTTACAGTAGTTAAAAAAGGACAGGCATTTACTATTGTAGAAGAAAAAAATGGTTGGGGACTTTTGAAGTCAAAAATTGGTTGGATTAACTTGAATACTAAGTATGTAAAAACTATAAACTAGGAGAAATCCTAGTTTTTTTTTATGCCTATGAATAAAAAAATCTATATTACACAACCTATAAAAAACAAGAAAATAAGAATGTAGTATTTTCAACACTTCTATCCATTACACACGTCCGTAAGGACGACTTAGTCTTTAACTAATTCGTTATCTCTAAATGTACCACTTTGATGTAAGAAAGCATCAACTAATGTTGATTTACCGGCATCAACGTGAGCAATAACACCAACGTTAAGTATTTTATTTTTCATAATTTGCTTGTCCTTTCATATAATTTAATAAGTAGCAATAGCCTAAGTATAACACAATCTATAATTTTAGACAAGGAGGTACAGTATATGATAAAACTATCTGAATTATTTGAGGAATATATGTTGGAATTACAAGCAAGAGGGGTGGCAAAGTCAACTTATACAAATTATTCAAGATATATAGATAGATTTATACAAATGGTAGGAGATAAAGATATAGAAAAAATAGTAAATAGAGATGTTAAACTATATATTAAACAAATGCAAACAGAAAACTTTAAGAGTAAGACTATTAACCTAGCATTAACTTCTATCAAAAGTATGTTTAATTATGCAGTTGAAGAAGATTATTTGGGTTTAAATCCAATACACCAAAAGAAAGTTAAGCAAAATGACTTAAAAGAAATAGATATTTTTACAGATGAAGAACTAGTTAAATTATGCAAATATAACAAGAATAGTAAACTTTATACTAAATTTAGAGATTATTGTATCATATTAACTTTTATAGATAGTGGTATCAGAGCAAATGAGTTAATAAATATCAAACTACAAGATGTACACGAAGATTATATTGATATAAAAGTAACCAAAACTAATAGGAGCAGAAGAATTAATATAAGCCATACCTTAAAGAAAGCACTATTAAAGCTAGATAGACTTAGAAAATCATACTTTGAAGAAGTAGATAAAGAGCCACAAGACTATTTATTTGTCAGTAGGACAGGCAAACAATTACCAAGACAAAATGTGAATGACATAATAATTAAGGCTTGTGAAAAATGTGGTATTGATAGAGCAAAAGCATACCCACATAACCTAAGACATTCATTTGCTTGTAATATGATGAAAAGAACTAGTAATATTTATGCAACAAGTAAATTACTAGGACATACGAATATACAAACTACTGAAATATACCTTAGAGGAATGAATAGTGATGAAGTGTTAGAAACTAGTAAAATCTATTCTTTATCAGATTTATATAGCAGAAAAAAATAATCCTAAACTGTTGACGATTTAGAAAAATCTAAGTATTAATAAGTTATAGAAAAAAAATTAAAAAAATTTTCATAATAACACTATTTTTTCAATAATACGTTCTTATATATATAATGTAACACTAACATCTCCTAAATTGAACTTTAAATTAATTTTCAATTATCTCTAGGTAGTGGCTTTGGTAAACTACTACCTCTATTTTTTTACAATATAAAGACCATAATGGTCTAAAAATAATATGAAAGGAGTGCTTAAAAATTAATCCATTAAGAAAAAAAAGACAAAGTTTAGGTTTTACAGTTGCACAAATTAGTGATAAATTAGGTGTTTCTGATAGGACTATAAATAGATATGAAACTGATGAAAGACTTCCTAGAATTTCAGAATTATTAGATATAGCTAGTGTATATCAATTATCAGACGAAGAACTATTGGAATATATACATTATGTAAATAATAAATAGATTACTTTTGTAATCAAAGGAGGTAGATAATTTATAGAAAAGGTGTTGTTGATAGATGAAAGAACAATTAATAAAAAAAGCACAAGAATTAGCTAAAGAGTTAGATAGATTACATTATACTAGAATGTATGAAAGAATAGATGAAGATTTATATGAGCAAATGCAAAATGAATATGATAGATTAGTAGAACAAATAGAAGAACTTGATAAACAACCAATTAAAGCTAGTGTAGTTGAATGTGGTGATGAAGAAATAGAAGAAGATGAAGGTAGAACTCACCAAATACTACCTACACATAAAGATGTATTAAGAAACACAACTTCAAAAGAATTTAATTTTTTAAGTAATTTAATAAGTGTAAGTAATTTTAATAATATAGAAGAAAGAAAAGGTGTAGATATGGAATGTTACTTATATGAGAAGGACTTGCAAACAAAGTTAAATGAATTAAAAGAACAAGGTGTAAAAATTCCAAGCAGAAATACTATAAAGAAACATATGCAAACATTAAGTCAAATAGAAATAGGTGATAAAGGTTTTAAACTAATGAATATTAGCAACTCGCCAAATGGAATAGTATATCATATAGCACAAAGTTATGATAAAAAATATTTTCAAAGTATACCAATAAAACAATTTAACGAGTTAGTAACTTTCACAAATAATAATGTATTAAAGCTATATTGTATATTCAAATATACTATTGAAAATGAGAATAAAAAAAGAAATACAGATAACGATTGGGTTAGAATTGACAGATACCATTTATGTAGACATATGGGTTTAAAAGATACTAGAGGGAATTGTGATAATTTATCAATAGCAATAAAAGGTTTAAAAAAATTAGGCTATATAAAAATAAAACAAGAAGATATTATTGAACTTGATGAAGAAGGAAACAGAGTACCTAAAACAGTAAAATATTATAAACTAACTACTTACGAAGAATGGTTAAATAAAGAGTAGTGTCAGTTTTAGGTGTATGCCAACACAGTTTTAGGTGTATGCCATACTAATTTTAGGTGTATGCCAACACAGTTTTAGGTGTACTAATAAAGAACTAATATATAAAGAGATAAATATAAAGAGATAAATATAAAAAGCTAACTGTATTTGGGGGGGCGAGGTAAACCTCTACCCCCAAATAACAACTATATTATTTTTTAAGGTTTCCACGAAAATGATACCTTTCATTAAAAAGATAATTATTGTGTTGACGGAAACGTTTTCAAACAGTATAATAAAGACATAAGATAAAGGTTTACATAATAAAAATTATGTGAATATTTTTCAAGCTATTAGCATATAATAAAAGTAACAAGACAATAGCAATAAAAAATATATAAGAGGGGTGTTGCTATATGTGTAACGGATATTATGAAATATGCAATTGCAAGGATTGTAAGAGAGTTAAAGAATTATATGAACAATTGGAATGGTACGAAAATAATGACAGAGAAGAATTTTCATATGAAGTATTAGAAATAGAGAAAGAAATAGAAGAACTTGGTTACTGTATATAATTAAAATTTATAATAAGGAGTGGTGTGTATGAGTTATGAAAAAATGTATGGATTATTAAGTATGGTATTTAGTAATACAGAAATAGAAAATAGTATGGGTTTTCTTATTGAAAATATGCAAACGTTTCCATTATGTAATGTTGAGCAAGAGGAAATAGAAACAATACTTAAAAAGCTAAGAAATAAAATAACAATGGTGAAACAAACCATCAAAACACTTGAACATACAAGTATGACAATAGATTTAGATGCTAGTGATAGCTTAGAAACATTAAGAGAATTACAAAGTATTTTAGCATTTGTATTTGAAAAAGTAGCTAATGCTAGATAATGGAGGTGTTATATGAGAAGTAAATATGAAGGTATTCTTTCAAAAGAAGAAGTGCAAGGTAAGAATGAAGGTTACTATGTCTATTGCCACAAACAAAATGGTGAGATAGTCTACATAGGCAAAGGTTGTGGTAATAGAGCCATTAATAATTTAGGTAGGCAATATCATATTACAAAAGATAAAATTACTGTTGAGATATTATTTAGAACTGATAGTAGTACAAAGGCTTTGTTGTTTGAAACTGAATTGATACAGAAGTACAAACCAATTTACAACAAGTACTGTAAATCGAATGGTATGAGTTTTAAAGAAAAAATAAATAGAGATTATGATAAAATGTTCAAATATTCAATATAGAGAAAGTTCTAGTATCCGTTCAAAAGATATGTGTATACACATTGAAAAAACTAAAAAGGAGAGATGTTAAATGAATAATAGAGTTCAAGAATTATTTAATGAGTTAGTAAAAGAATATAATTTAAGAGCAATAACTATTGAAGGTGAAACTTGGTATGGAATTAATGATTTACCATTAACAAATGTTAATATGACTTACACAAGATTAAGAAAACAAGGATTAAATAATTTTGTTGATAAAAATACTAGAACAATAAAACCTAGTGATATTTCTAGTGTAACTTTAACGGACAGTAGAAATTCTAGTGTAACTTCAAGTTATAGTAGAAATTTTGATACAGTAGCTAACTTTGGTGAAACATTTGGTAACTTTACAATGGTTAATTTCTTAATAATGAACAGTAGATTAGGAGCAGAGTATAAAATTGAGTTAATAGAGATATTAGATAAAATCAGAACAGAAGGCTATTATATAGACGAAAATATCACTTCTGAACAAGTGGAGAAATTAGAACAAGAAATAGCAGAACTTAAAGCAGAAAGAACTAAAAAAGTATATGGTAGTACAGATATAGTAAAAATGATAAAAGTACCTAATTTATTATCAAGCACATTATTTAGATATATGGCAGAGGAAATGAAACTAGGAACATATGATGTAGAATTTGGTAATGTCAATAGAACTTTTGTACCTAATGAGGACTTTACAGAAAGAGCCATAAAAATTGGTATAGCAAGAGGTGGAAAAGGTAGAGATATATTATTCTATAAGGATTTTGCAGAATGTTTTAATAATTGTAAAGATGCTTTGAAAAGATTATATGAAATAAATCAAGAAGAAATAGCTATAAGAAATAAAGGTAAAGAAAAAAGAAGAAAAAATATGCCATTTTAATAAAAAATACAATGCAAAGTCTTATGAATATAATGTAAGGCAATAAATATAAAAATAAATTGAAAGGTATGGTGTTGTGTTATGATAAATATAGATGAATTATATACAGATTATTTAAGTGGTGAAGTATTTGAAAAGATACAAGAAATAATAGGTGAAGGTGTTTATGAAGATAATTTTCAAAGATTAGATTTAATGAATAATGGATTATATATACACCCTTGTTTTATCAGAGCCGAAGAAATAGCAACAGAAAGAGATTTGAATATTGATTTAGAATGGTATTTTGATGATATATTTACAAGTGTAGAAACTGATGATGTTAAAGTACAAAATGCTATACAAGGTTTAACTGAATTAGCTTGGAAAGAAGTATCAAGTGAAAACTATTTTGTTAATAAAGTATTTCTTAATTTAGATGCAGAGGTATTACAAGTGCTAAGTGCTATTTATTAATACCGAGTAGGTTATATTAAATTCTAGGGGGTTTACAAATTTACATTACCTAGTAGGGTAGCAAAGGAGTAGAATGAAGTGAATAATATAAGTAAAGAAAAAATTAATGAAATAATAACAGATATTTATAGACAAGGGTTAAAAGAGCAAATGAGCAAAATTGTAGACGGTCAAGAGATATTTGGCTACTATTTGCTACCTAAATATAACCAAAATTTAAGCTATGAGCAATTAAGTAGTTTGCCTCAATTAGAAAGAATATTTGTTAATGTGAAAGCTAAAGCTAAGAAGATTTACGGTTTGACAAATGCCTGTGATAGTGAAAACCAATGGCAAGAAGGTTTGATGTATTTATATCAAGCATTTTATAGTGTATTTAGTGGTATGGCTAACGTTGAAAAGGATTTAGTTGTTAATACAGTAGAAGATATATACAGAATTATCAATAATGAAAAGCTAGTTAAGAAGTTGTGTAGTTTTTGCATTGTATATGTCGATAGATGTTTTAAAACATTTATGAAATCAAAATCCAATCCAGACTATTGTTATAACAATGATAATACATATACTCCAATAGACTATTTATATTTGGACAACATAGATGAAGATGGAAATGACCCTTATGAGCAATTAGAACAAGATGAATACGTTGAAGTAGAAGTTGGGGAAGTAACAGAATATGTTATGGAAAATTATATACATACATTAACTAATAAGCAGAAATTATTTGTCCAATGTTACATTTGGTATCAAACTAATCGTCAAGGTCATATAGAAGATGAAAATGGCAATATTCTTTATATCAAGCAAGAGGTAAGAAATTATAGACTAGCTATTGCTAAAAAATTAGGCAAACTAATTGAGAATGATAATATGTTAAGAATTAATGAACACGGAAGATTTACTATAAAATGGAGTGAGAAAAATGAGTGATTATGTAATTTATTATTACAATAAGTACAGAAAAGCAGAAACAAATGAAGAAAAATTAAATATCTTAATTGATTTTATTATGACAACGAAAAAAAATGAGGAGTTTAGTGAATTTTTTGGAATAGATTTAGATGTTGTCGAGTTTTTTGATAAATATGATATAGAAGATTTTATGGAAAATAATTCAGATGAATTATTACAATTATGGAAGTGTCTATTAAAAAATTATGATATAGAAGATGAATAAAATTTTAGAGTTCACAATTATAAAAAGAAAGAAGTGAATTTTATGTTATTTCCTAAAGAAATATGGAAGAATATTGATGGAATTAAAGATTACCAAGTAAGTAATTTAGGTAAAGTAAGAAGTTTGAAGTTTGGTAAGAAAAAAATATTAGCACAAAGAATTAGAAAAGACGGATATTTAGATGTTAATTTATACATAAATGGTGAAAGAAAGAAATTTTTAGTTCATACACTTATTGCTAAAGTCTTTTTAAAAAATGATAATCCAATAGAAAAAACAGAAGTAAATCATATAGATGAATGTAAGAGTAATAATTGTGCTTGGAATTTAGAGTTTGTAACACGAAAAGAAAATGTTAATTATGGGACACATAATAAAAGAATGTCGAAGTCATTAACAAATCATAATAAAATAAGTAAAAAAGTATTATGTGTTGAAACAGGGGTTATTTATCCTAGTGCAAATGAGGTTTTTAGACAATTAGGATTATATACAAGTTCCATTAGTTTATGTTGTAATGGCAAACAGAAAACTTGTGGTGGTTATCATTGGAGATATGTGGAGTAGTAGCTACTACTCTTTTTTAGTGCTTTTAAATTTTGAAAAGGTCGGTGTTTGTGTTATGAAAATTACTAGATATAGAATGAGATTTGCAGATGGTAAATTGAAAAAAGAATTAGATAATTGTAAATGTAGTTGTGATGTATATGTTTTATTTGCAGATTATTTAGAGATAAGCCACGAAGAAAGTAGAGTATTCAGACTTATTAATGCAGATGTAATAATAAAAGATTTAAGATGTATAAAAAGATATATTAATAAGGTATTGAAACAAGATATTAGCATAAATGAAATGCTAAACTATAAAGTTATATTAGAGCAAGTAGAGAGAGA